TTCTACGGGAGTTAAATTTGGTATAGTCTGCTGACGCATTCTATCACTGAACCCGCCCACTTCTTCAATCTCTCGACAGTAGCTACAATTTGTTTCGGGCCATTTACCTTCTAACATCATCTTTCGATCAGATAATTTTAAAGGAGTATTATGAAAATCAAAAAAGTTTTCAGATGTTAGTTCAGACTCTGCTGTTCTATGGCAACTTCTGGTAATTCCGCTATTAAGAAAAACAGTGCTCCAGGCCCATTTTAATTGACAAGCTGTAGCAGTTTTAATAGGAAAATACTTATCAGACATTAATAATCATCACCGTCATCTTCTTCATCAGCGATCGCTTGATCTTCTTCATCGCCAAGATACTCTTTAACAGCACGACCCAAATAAGCATCAGTTCCGCCAAAGGTTTTAAGTTCACTTTCAGTGATATTGTGATCAGCTGCAACACTGATGACATGATCTGCTGCGGCTTGGCGATCTTTAGGACCGATATACTCTTTACAAGTAAGCCAAACTTCACTAGCAATATCTAATTCAATGCTCATTCTGCTGTCTCCTCTTCTGTTTCTTCAACTACTTTTGACTCGGTGCTTAGTAAGGTCACATTAGATGATAACTCTTTCATTACTTTATCTAAACAACCGTCTTCATTTCGTTCCCATGCTTTACGGAATTGTTTAATAGTTGTTTTATCAGCAAAGGTATAAACTAAACTATTGCCTTCTTTCTTAAGCAAGTTTTTAGCTTCTAACATGTCCGTTAAGCCACTGTATGGACTCATACCGGTTTCATATGGAATCTCAACTTGAACACTTTCAAATGGTTTAGCATAACGTGTCTTCATGATCTTACAAGCAGCACGGATACCGTTAACTGTCGTGGTCTTATTACCATCAGCATCTGTTTTAAGTTTAAGTTTACGCATAGCTACCACGATACTCGAAGCGTAGATAAAGCCTTGACCGCCTGATATCTTATCATCTGGGTCAAACATATCTTGGCTTGCGTATGTATGATTCGTGCAAACTAATCCAAGATTCAATGTACCAAACATATTTACGCAGTTACGAACCAGTGCTGTAAGTGCTTTAGGTTTACGACCCATATCACCTTTCATCTCACCTGCTTCAAACTGGTTTACGTCTGTTGGTGTTAGCATCATACCTAAGCTATCTATAACAAACAATACTTTGGGGCGATCTTCTTCTGGTAGTGTGCGATATTCTTTAACAAAGTCACTGATAACCTTGGCCACATCATCAATCATAGCCATGTTAAGTTTTAGTAATTTGTCTTCTGTAGTATCTACACCAAGTGCGTGTAACCATGCTTCGTCAAGTGCGTTTTCTGTATCGATCAAGATTACGTAAATTCCTTGCTCTTGTGCATGACGCACAATATTACCTGAACAGATAAATGATTTACCTGCACCTGATTCCCCAGCAAACACAGTAACTTTACCCATCGGAATCCCTCTTTCAAAGTTACCAGATAGTAGGTAGTTTAATGTATAGTTGCCAGTGCTGATCCAATCTGTGGGATCGTTAAAACCAATACCCAAGCCTTCGATGCTTTTGGTAATTGACTTTCTAAATTTTGATATATCAAATGGTTTTGCCATGTTTATTGCCCTCTATTAAATTATATAATTCTGTAAATACTGCCCTACTATTAATGCTACGTCTTTGATCCATTTTTGCTATCTCTGCTAAACAGTATTCGATATTCTTTTCTACGGGTGTTTTTATATATTGTAACACATTTCTCAGACCGTTTTCAAGTAAAAATCCTGATTTCTGATTAATCCAGTCTTCCAATTTGCTTTCTACTGATTGTAGCATAGTATTTGGTAAATGTCTAATGTTTAAATATTCAGGAATTTTCATCGCCCCAACAATAAAACTATTGTCATGAAAACCCAGATTACGTAAATATTCGATACAACCAAATAATGATTGATAATTTAACAAGAAGTGCAACATATTAAAACTGACCTTATGATTTAAAGTTTTAATTACATTGAGATTATCTAAAAAGTCTTGCCACTTGCCGCCCCAACGTATGTATTCATATTCAGCTTCTATAGTTTCTACACTGATAACCCAATGCACGTTTGGGAAAGTACAAATTAAATCAAATATCCGTGTATCCACTTTACTTAGATTTGTGTTAATACGTAGATTAACATTAGGATTCGTTTGTTTTAATAATTCTAATAATTCTAAATTTTCTTTCATTAGCAATGGCTCACCACCAGCCATATATACATGTTTGAGTTGATCAGCACGATCAAATATGTATTGTTTCATCTGTTGTAGTCTATGTTGTGGAACTTCATTAAATTTAATACCTAATTCGGTAGCCCACTTGCTGCTAAATTCAGGTCCACAATAGACGCAGGCAAAATTACAAGTATTATTCCATCTTATGTCGATGGTACTTAGATTAAATGTATCGATGCTTCTATATGTATCAAAGCTGATATCTTTAAGTTCTTTGAGATAAAACACTCGATCACTGATAATATCAAAACCTTTAGTGTCCTTTTCCAAATCATAACAGACATTACAGGTCGGACCTGGTTTGTTATATGTCATGTTGTGTTTAGTTGTTAAATTAATGTCGCCTTGGAGTATTTCTACAATCGTATTGTCTTTTAAATTACCTATATGTGTGGGATTACGAATACAGTTCTTTACGGTACCGTCAAAGTTATACATAAACCCTGTCCAAGGAATAGGGCAGAAGTTTTTATTAGTTAGATATTCTTTGCTATCCACTCTGTTACTCCCTGCGCATATTCATCAACATCCATGTAGTCTGGTGGTGCTTGTCCTGGTTGTGTAGCAATATCACCCGGTCTGACCAGTAGCAATCTTGGCCATTCACTACGTTGCTCTAATAATTGTGTTGCTAGGTCTAAGGCTTTTTTCTGTATGATATATTCATCCCATTCTTCTTTAGGTGGTAATAGTATATTAGTCATCTGTGTGCCAACATTGATAATATATTTCTGTTGCCCTCTCCAACGACGCCATACTTCGAATAGTAATTCTGTCTGTGCGTAGCCAACTTGGGCGTTGTTAATAAACATATCACAGGGTTCAATCATGCCTGCTACCTTAGGCAAACTACGAATGTTATATCCATTACGTCGGCTAAGCCCAACAACTTCATGTCCTTGCGCTGTATATATATTAGTCAATGCTTGCCCAATACCTGCGCTGTGCCCTGTAATGGCTATTTTCATAGCATGCCTCTTAATCGTTTTTGCTCTTGTATGTATGCCAAACTCTCAGATGTATCTTTATTTTCAACTGCTAGTTCTTGTGGTGTTGTCAGATAAGCCCAGCTATGATCAATACCATGCTCTTGGGCAAATGCTAGGATATTTGGAAGATCGTCTACGTTCAACACACTCACGGTAGTCCATAGGTTTAATTTTACCGGCATTGTTTTATATGTCATTAAATTTTTATAAAACTTGTCCCATTTAATCGGCCAACGTACGAAATCATGCACAGCGCCAACGCCATCCAAACTAACCGTCACTGTAACATCAATACCACGAGCCTTTAAGGGCAACAATTCGTCTAAGACTGTACTACAATTTGTATTAAGTCTTACTGACTTTACGTTGTCGGGCAAATTGGCCAGTAAGTGTTTGTAGTTTTTACTATGGCTTGGCTCGCCACCGTTGATATCTAAATGAATTATGCGTTCTTGTGGTAGTGCCCAGAACTTGTTAGCGTTGTTAATTTTAATATACTTTTTGTTAGATAAACTGCCAATTTTCGTGCTGTTTTCTGCGTCGCAGGTCAGGCAAGCACTGTTACATACATTATCTAGCACACCACCGACTATAAGATAATCTTTGCGTATCTTTTTAAAAACTGTATCTCGCTTGATACTATCTAGTCTGATACTAGAGTTGGATTCTTGTTCTGTGGTTTTACAGCGTTGGCATTCTGTAGGCCATGCATCACGAGACATTTCATCTTTTATATGTGTCAACCAATCACTAGATTGCATTTCATCATATGATTTAAAACCAGGATTGTTAGTCATATGACCACAACACCCAACTGTACCATTGGGATTAAACCGTACAAAATGATCTAGTCTAGGACAGTACAAGTTCGCAGGCCTTGGGGTCTTGTTCTTTTAAATATTTTAGTATTTCATCAAATGTCATCGACTGTCCAACTAAACTTAGTAGTAAGTTGTCTATTCGTAAATATATTTCATTATGTATATTCTTGTTTAGTCTATCTACTACTTCAGCAGATAACAATCGTGTTTCATTGAGCTTTGTATCCAATGGTGTAAATTCTTTTAAGCTATCCATTCCTAATAAATGTAGTTTAGTATTTTTGCCAGCGTACCTGGTTAGATTGACTAACCAACTAAACTGTGGTGCGTAGTGTCTATTCAAAAACAAATATGTTTCAGCAAAATAGATCACGGTATTTAAATCCAATTTGGGATTATCTCTTAAAGTATTATAGACATAGGTATTAAACCCTGAGATAAATCTCTCTTGGGGATTTCTAATAATTACGTTGATATTTGATAACTTTCTAATCTGCTCATTGAAGAGCATTTTGTATTTTTGAGCTTGAGCATATTCATTGAGACTACTACTGCCATTTTTAAAAATGGGGTAGACGTACCGTTGTGAAGCTGCTATTTCTATAACTTCACAACGGTCAGGAAAGATTATATTATCGATCCTACTTAACATCTACTTGCTACTTAGCTTGTCTTTTGGCGATTGCGGATCATCGCTAAGATGTCTTCAGCACGTGCTGTTCCACCTGCTGGAGGTGTTGCGACCGGTGCTGTAGGAGCCGCTGGTGCAGCCTCTGCAACCACCAGTGCTGGTGTGTCTTCAACTTCATGAACATCACCATGGCCATCAACTGTTGCTGTAGGAGCTGCCGCTGCTGGAGCAGCTGATTCAGCAGAGACGATCGTTACGCCTCTTGGTTTGTAGTAATTACCCCAACGAGCTGCGTCATATGCTTGACCATCTACACTTGCTTCAAACATTTCTTTCATGACTTTAAGTTCAACTTCGCTTGGTTTCTTAGGTAGGAAATCTTTCAAGTTGTATAAGCCATGAGTTTCGATAGCTGCCGCTTCTTCTGCTGTTAGTGCAGATTCTTTGCGTGACCATTTACTAGTTGAGTAGTCAGCATAACCACCTTTTGATGTTTTAGTAACAGTAAAGTCTAATCCACCTTGGTAGTCTGTTGGTAAGTTTTCTAACTCTGGATCAAGTAATGCTGACTTGATCAAGTTAAAAATCTGTGGACTAATGATAAATCTACGAATTGGATTTTCTGGTGTCTTATCGTCTGCGATCGGATTCTCACGCACAAAACCTTGGAATAAGTATGATCTTTTCTTCCAATACTTACGACCCATTTCTTCTAAACTTTGGTCTTTGAACCAAGTACGGACTTCTGCTAAGATTGGACATGCTTCGCCCCACATCTCAACGCATGGTACTTGAACTGTGACTGGTTTACTATCTGCTTGGCCTTTGACACCAGCAAACGGTAAATTGAT